GCAGAAGATGCGGATTGAAGATGCAAAAATGGTTTTGGACTACGCGGCGGATATCCAAAAGAAGCTGCGCACCATTGCGGCAGAAAAAGACCTGCTGGAAGGCGATCTGAACTGTCTGCGCGGCATTGAGTACGGCGGAATGCCGCACGGAAGCGGACACAGCGACAGCACCGCAGACATTGTCCAGAGAGCCGAAGAACTGGGGAGCCTTGACCGTTTGCGGGAACTGGAAGTACAAGAAGTGGTGCTGCGTGGGGACTTTGCTGTGATCCGCGCACAAATCTGGTCACTAAAGACTGTGTACACAACAGTGATTTCGGAATTATGGCTGCGTGGCCACAGTTCGGAGGAAACGGCGCATAAAATCGGGTACAGCGTATCGCACACAAAGCGGATAAAAGCAGAAGCTTTGGTGCGGCTTGCTGAAAGCCTTGACGATATGCCGCAGGCGGAAGAAATCCGTGCGCGTGCGTATAATGCGCGTAAGTAAAGCGCACCGGCTTAGAGAATGCAAACGCTGCACCCCCGGAAGGGTCTACGAAAAACGTGAAAGCATTTCACCTTCGCGCGTATGATATAAAGGCAAATTAGGCCGGGAAAGCTTACGCGAATGTGAAACATTTCCGCGAAACGAAAAAACGCCGCTGGGAAACAAACACGAATACCCGAAACAATGAAAAATGAGCAAAGAAATACCCGGCGGGCTGTATGGCCTACCGGGTATTTCTTTATTCGTCAATTTTCAAGACGTGGATCGTGGGCGGCTCTGGTGTGGTGCGATAATAACGTCCGTCCTCATAATTCAGGTCTGTCACATGATCCCACCACGAAATACAGCCGTGCTCCCGCTGGGCGCTCTCCATGGCTGCTTTTGCCTGCTGTTCGGTCAAACCATCGAATAATAACCGGCTACCGTCTGCAAAGCTGGCAACAAGTCGCCAAGGAGCGAAAACTTCACCTTCAATCACAAAAACATCTCCTTTTTTACGCATTTTGTAAAGCATGGTTCAATTTCTGGCACGAAAAATAGAAAATTCGTTGATGAAAGTATAACACAAAAAGCCCCGGCGGGATACCGGGGCGAGTACGATTAAAAGCAATAGGATTCTTTGCCCAGTGGGCTTTCAAATCCAAAACAAACGACAAAACCGTCGCAAGTTTGCTGAATCGTGTTCAGCTGATAGCTGTGCCCACAAGTATAGCTTGATTTCAAGCGATACTTGAAACAGAAAACGTCTTCACCCCGCCGCCATGCGAGCGCCAGTGAGCGCTTCAGTGCGCGTTCGTCCGGGAAAATGTGCTTTTTGCCAGAGCAGTCAACGAAAAATGGTTTAAACATAACAAAAACCTCCTATTTCATGATGGAAAAGCCCACAAAAACGGGCGAGTTAAGGTTAGGCCTGCTCAAAGTGGGACATGGTGCGCCGGGAAAGCGCAAAAGCGATAGCGGGCACGTCGTCGTCCGTTTCGCTGACGACCTTGATCGCTTCGGCAATGCGGGTCAGATCGTCAACCGTGATGCCGCCCGGTTTGCGGCTGGACGTGTCCGCGTCGGACAGGATGCGGTCATATTCTTCACAATCGCAGCGGGTACAGTAGTCGTTGGCAATGCAGGCGTAGCGTGCGCCCTCAGCGTCAAGAATGCGGGTCTCTTTGAGTTTCATGTGGGATACCTCCGTGTTATGTATTATCGCTCGTCCCGGTAGGGATTCGAGTTTTTAGATTTGCCGGTCTTGGTATATAGATACCGGGGCCGGTGACGTGTTGCCATTGCGGGCTGGGATGGGGCTGCTTTACGGTGCAACCCCGTCAGAGTATCCGTTTTACTGCTGGCCGTCCAGAACCTCCATGACGCGGTGGGCGGCATACTTGCCGTTGTCGTTGAGCTGACGCTGCCAGACACCCAGCGACGGCGCCCACCTGAACCCGTTGCGCTTGAGAAGTGCCCTGGTTTCGTCGTCCGGCTTGCCGTCGAACTGGAGTTGAACACGCATTGCTTCGGTGTTCTCACGGTAGGTGTAGCCGTCGTGTTCCTCTTCAATCGGCTTAGATGCTTTGACAGCTTCCAGCGTTTCAATACGCTGCTTTACTCGCTTGATGTTGGCGTTGCTGTTTGTAAGTTCGTAGGTCGGGAAGGGCTTGCCGTAGAAAGCCAGGGGGGAACCGTCACCGTTGCGGCCACCGGGCAGATACACGCCGGGGAGGGTGATCCATGCCATGGTATCGGCGGGGATGCCTTCAAAGCCTTTCAGCGTTTTGTTCTTGCGGTAGTAGGCATTGGCGGACACCATGAGCGCGTGCGCTTCCTCCAGTCCGGCCAGCTTTGCCCGGAGAAAATCAAGAACTTCGGGATCATCGGATTTAACAGCCAGAGTATGCGCCCGCTTGAGCATATCCAGATAGTGGTCTGCTTTGCGCCAGTTCTCCATGTTCTTGTCCCACGCTGCAATCTGCTTTTCCTTCTTGCGGGTCGGGAAGTTGCCAGCGCCACAGATCAGCACGGACGGGCACCGGGTGCCGATCTCGTTGTCCCGGTTGATGGCTTCAGCCAGAACGGAACAATACCGGTTATACAGGTATTCGGCACGCCCCCGCTGTTCATCCGTGGCACATTTTGCCTTGACCTTTTCCAGAATCGCGGCGGCTTCGGCGCACTGGGCGTTGTAACTGGCGGTGGCGCTGCCTTCCTTGTAGTCATCGAAAGAGCGCATTTGCTTTGCCAGACGGGCGGTGGATTCGTTGATAATAGTAGCCATTGTTAGACCTCCAAATATTCAGTTTTCAAAGTGTCCGGCGGGGTGCCGGATGGGATCAGGGCGCTTTGATCGGTGCGCCCTGTCAAGGTGTCCGGGTCAATGGTATTTCTTTTTCATGTGTTCAACTGCGACGGATGCTTCACGGCGGGTGTCGCAGTGGCAGCTTTCGTAAACGATGAAAGCGGGCATTGTTACGCCGGGGCCGCCGGTCGGGTTTAACTCACCGCCCTTGTGGGTGTATCCGGCACGAACCGTGAAACCGCCGCGGCTGGATGGTGTGATTTTATATTCCATGCGTGACCTCCGATATTTGATTTTCAAAGCGTTTCGCTCGCCCTGGTAGGGCTTGCAGTTTTCGTGTGGCCCTTGCGGGCTGGGGCGGGGTCGCTTTACGGTGCGGCCCTGCTGAGGTATCCGGGGGCAGGTCAGATGGCCCATTCGGCGGCGGCATAGTCGGCGGAGTTGTGGACGATGAAGGCATACAAGGCGCGGGAAATAGCAGAAAGCGCTGCTAAAACTTCGCTGCCCCGGTTCACGTCTTCGCTACACTGGTAAATGAAACTGTCAAGAAGCTTGGTGAATGCGTAAAAATCGCGGTCAATAGTGAAGTGCTTGCTGTCCCAGGGGAGCAGGTGAAGCAGATGCGGGAAGTTCTGCGGCATTGCGGGAACGCCGTCGAGTTCGTCGGACGGGACTTGGTAGCGGTCTTCATAAGCGGTTTCGTTCAGCTTGTAAAGAACGGCATAGATTTTGCGGTCGTCAAACAGGGAATCGTGCGGGTACATACAGGACTTGAACGCCCGGCAGACCTGAGAGGTGATAGCGAAGCATGAAAGCTGATCCATACCACCGGCCCCGTTGAGGATGAACGCCAGACCGTGAGCAACGGCGGCGGTGTGTTGAGTGGAAAGCTGAATGCAAGACATAGAAAAACTCCTTTCGTGGGTTATAACCCATGAGCGCCCGCCCTGGTGGGGGCGGCTGGACTTGCACCAGCGGCGGGATGCCGTCGGCCTTGCGGGTCAAGAAAAGATAAGTGTTCCACGGGCCAAACGAGCACGGACGGCGGAAAGGGTCAGATAATCGCAAGCGTTGTCCCATCCGTCCCCACGATAGCCGCGAATGTAGGGGTAAAGTGTAACGGGGTTTGAAGAATCCCAAGCGACGGCGTGGTGAACACAGTGCGTGTCATCGCTGACATAAACGGTGAGCCTGCCGACGGTGTGCATGGTGTAGGTTTTGTAGGTCTTCATGGTAAAACCTCCTGTTATTCAGTTCTCAAATTGTCCCGGCGGGGTGCCGGGTGTGGGGCGGGGCCGCTTTTGTCGGGTGCGGCCCTGCTGGGGTGTCCCGGGGTTCAGAACATCGAAATTTGTTCACAGGCGGCAGCGGGCGCGGGCACGGCCTGCTTTGCATCTTCGCAGGCTTTGCGGGCTTCGCGCCACTTTGCCAGCGCGGCGGCCTGTGCCGGGCGGTCGTCTTCGGAGACGGCCATAAATTCCCGCTTTGCCTTGTCCGCTGCCTTTTTCAAATCGGCGGCGCTGGGGGCGCTGGTCTGCTGGGGCTTGTCCTGCTGGGCGGCGGCCTTTGCGGCTTTGCGCTGGTCGGCCAGCATTTTATTATACGCCCTGATATCATCAAGAGATTTGAACCGCTTTTCTGTGGGCTTCTTCGGTTCGCGCTTCTCAACCTGCCAGCGGCCGAACAAATAAGCCACTGTCATATAGTAATCGCCGCCGCCTTGCTCAGCGGCTGCCCGGGTCAGCGGGTCAGCGTCGGCGGGCAGGTCTTCGGGCTTGGGGCTGTCCTTGTATTTCCAGAGCTTGCAGCGAATCACGGCCTTTTCGCCGCGCTTGACGCTCAGCCCGCCGTTTCTGGGGCTTTTCCAGCCGTCGAACGTGTGGAAAAGAGCGGCGCAAAGGGTTTCTTCTGCAATCTCCACCGGATCGGGTGCGGTGCCGTCTTCGCCAGGCTCCACAATGATTTTTGCGGCGGCGCTGGCAATCTCGTCGGCGGTGTAGTAGTGGGCGGCCAGCTTGTGCAGCTGTTCGGGGGTGTACTGGGCACAAACGGCGGTTTCGATAAGATCATTGTTCCTCATGGTGTAAAACCTCCTGTATTCAGTTCTCAAATTGTCCCGGCGGTGTGCCAGGTGTGGGGCGGGGCTGCTTTACGGTGCAACCCTGCTAGAGCGTCCGGGGCGTTCAGCCCAAAAGAGCGGCGGCGGCATCCTGCCAGGTGGGGAAGGTGTAGAACGTGCGGCGCTCGTCGTTTGTGTTCTCGCCGGTGATCTGGGCGGCAATCCGCTGCCCGGTGCGGGGGTCCCATCCTTCCAGCCGATACCCGGCGGCCTGCAGGCGGCGGGCTGCGGCGTTCTCTGCCTTGTTGCGCTGGCGGATTTGTTCAAGTGTCATCATGTTGTTGCGCTCCTTTCGGTTCAATCTTCCACGTTCTCGCAGTCGTGGCAGTAAAGTGCATCAATCACTTTGTCATCTGCGAAATTGTCCGGGGTGCCGTTGGCATCAACTACCAGCTGCACCCGGTCATAAATTCGCAGATCGGTTTCGGCATCCACCAGAAAATACCAGTCGTCGCCGTCCAGCGCGTCGGTGCACCAGACTTCAACCGCGCCGTCATCGGTGGCGGTCATGCCCTGCACAATAGCCGGGGCAATGTAGCGGCCAAGGGGGCCGACAGTGTAGGGGCAGCCGGTCGCGGCGGCTTTCGGTGCGGTGCCCGCCAGAATGGCGGCGACCATTGCGGCGGTGGTGATGATTTTGTTGAGCTTACGCATGATAAAATAATCCTCCTGCAATCGTTGGTTTTGTTCGGCTTGCGTCCGGCTGTCTGCCGTGGCGCTTGCTGTGGCATTATCTTAGCATGACGGAATGCCATTGTCAAGCATGACGGAATGCAATCTACTTTTTGCACAAAAACATGACGGAATGCTTGTGCATTTTTGCATGGCGGAATGCAGGCCGATTTGCTATAATATAATAAACGCGCGCGAAAGGGATGATATAATGCCAATTTCAGAGAAAAAGAAAATCACAAATAGCCGATATATTGCAAAATGCGATTCAATCCAGATTCGCCCGCCGAAAGATCGCGGCGGAGAAATCCGCGCCGCAGCTGCTGCCGCTGGGCAAAGCGTGCAGGCCTATATTTTGCAGGCTTGCGCCGAAAGAATGGCCCGCGATGGATTCACCCCGGCGGAATCTGGGGAAGAAGGGGGACTATAGGGGGTTACTGGGGAGGCTATAGCTCACTAAGTTCTAGCCCTACACATAAAGCACTACCCGGTAAAGTGGAGAATCTGACCCCTCTGGCGCGGCACAAAGTACCGCCCCGGGAAAGCGTGAAAAGCACCCCGGCGGCATTCCGTGGAGCGGTGCCGGGGCGGGAAGATCGCAGCAGCACACAGCACAGCAGGCAGGAACACGCCACACACGGCGCGCCCTGCCTGCTTCTTTTTTTCCTGATCCACGCCCGCCGCCCTGCCTGATCCGTAGCACATCGGGCACCAGCACGCCGCCCTGATCCGCCGCGCTGGTTGCTGATCTGCTGCACAGACTGCACCGGATCACGCCGCCTGCCTGCCTGATCCATAGCACAGCAGACCACGCCGCCGCCCTGATCCACACCGGCAGCAGGTACCAGCCCGCCCTGCCTGCTCTCCTGACCTGGCACACAGCACAGCCGCCCGCCCCGCGCCGGGCCGAATCGGTGACAGACTGTCACCAGTTCAGCCCGCCTACCGCCAGCCCGACGAGGCCGCCCCGCGCGGGCGCGAGGTACTGCGCGCGCGCCCGCGCTAATTAGCGGGTCCAACAGCGCAAAAGTTCGCTAGATTTTAATGCAAATTTTCCATTTCCGGCAGACCCCTGGAAAAAAAGTCCCCCGGGGGTCAAAAAAGGCGGAAAGGCAAAAGATGATACTCCATGATACTGATTTTCTGCTATAATCGGTACAGTGGATTTTAGACAAAGCCCGGCGGCAGCGATGCCGTGGGGCTTTTGTTATACAGAGCAGCTTACAATTCGTAAGCGACCCGCAAAATATAATGCTCTGCCGGGTGCGCCCGGTGGGGCATTTTTTATTGGAGGATGCACAATGCCCAGGCGGAGCGACAAGAAAGATGCCGCCCGCGAAGAATACCTACGCCGTATGCGAGAAGACGGCGCGGTGAATCTTGCGGCGTTGGCAGAAGATATCGGCGTGAACTATGACACGGTGCGCCGGTGGAAGTCCAAGGAAAAGTGGGACGAGTTGGAAGTGCCGCCCAAAAAGAAACGTGGCGGCCAGCCTGGGAACCAGAACGCAGAGGGAAACCCCGGCGGCGGTGCCCCGCCCAGAAATAAGAACGCCCAGAAACACGGCGGCTATGCAGCGGTGTTCTTCGATCAGCTGACGGATGATGAAAAGTTCATCATGGACAAAACGCCGAAGACCGCTGTTAAAGCCCTTCGGGAAGAACTGGGCATTCTGAAAGTTCAGGAAAAAAGAATCCTCAGCCAAATCACCGCGCTGGAAAACGCGGATCAAGATGAACTATACATCAGCACGCTGCTTGATATGCGAGTGCCGGGAAAGGTAAACGGCGCGAAACAAGACGGTGCAAACCAGAACATGGGCATGTACTCGAAGGAGAGCGCGTTCACCAGAAAGATGCATTTGCAGGAAGCCTTGAACAAGGTGGAGGGCAGAATTGCAACAATCATCGGAAAGCTACAGCAGGCAGAGGAAACCGAAGCCCGCATGAAACTGGAACGTGAGCGGATAGAATTTGCAAAGGCCCGCGCGATTGGCGCATTCGATGTGCCGGACGAAACGGAAGAGGATGCAGACAATGACCCTTTACACAAGTAAGGTTGTGGCACAACACCTAAACCTCACGGAACGCCGGGTACGGCAGTTGAGGGATGAAGGCGTGATCCGGGAAAAGAGACCGGGGCTGTATGATCTGGTGGACACCATGACGCGCTACATCAAGTACATTGGCGCGGGGAGCAAAGCCGACCTGAATGATGAAAGAGCCAAGCTGACAAAAGAAAAAAGAATTGCGGCAGAAACGGAAAACCGGGTAAGGAAGGCTGAACTTCTGGAAGTGGGCGATGTGGAAAAAGCCTACTCCGCTATGATGATGAACTTTCGTTCCCGTATTCTGGCACTGCCGCAAAAACTGGCACCCGCCGTTGTAGCACTGGAAGGCGACGAACAGCAGGTGCAAGACCTGATCCAAGCGGAGCTGGAAGAAGCTCTGGAAACTCTGAGCCACGCCGAAGAAGCATTGGCAGAACCGGAGGATGGGGCAAATGAAGAAGCGGAAGAAAAAGACACGGGATAAAAACCCGTGCGCTGGCTGTGAATGGGGGTACGAACTGAATGAGCAGCAGGTGTATTGCCCGCTGCCAAGGTGCGTGAACCATGACAAAGAAAAGGAAGACTGTAGAGGTAGCTCCGGAAGTGAAGGAACTGTTTGCCCGGGTGCTGCTGAAACTGAAACCACCGCCGAAGCTGACGGTCAGCGAGTGGGCGGATAAATACAGAAGAATGTCGCCGGAAGCCAGCGCGGGAACGGGGCGGTGGCACACGGACAATGCGCCGTATCAGCGCGCCGTGATGGATGCCATTGGTGATCCACATATCCGCATGGTGGTGGTCAAGACATCATCCCAGATCGGGAAGACGGAAATCATCCTGAACACACTGGGATATGCGATTGACTACACCCCAGCACCGACGCTGGTAATGCAGCCAACGGTAGAAATGGGACAAACATTTTCAAAAGACCGTCTGGCACCCATGATCCGCGACACCCCAGAACTGCGAAAAAAGGTCGATGCCAAGAGCCGCTTCTCCGGGAATACGATCATGCAGAAAGCATTTCCGGGTGGACACGTCACCATCGTTGGAGCAAACAGCCCGGCGGGGCTTGCATCCCGACCGATCAAGTTTGTTCTGGCAGACGAGGTGGACAGATATCCGGCATCGGCTGGCACCGAGGGCGACCCGCTGACGCTGGCAAGAACCCGCCAGACAACATACTGGGACAAGAAAACGGTGCTTGTCTCCACGCCAACCATAAAGGGCACCAGCAGGATTGAAAAAGCCTGGCTGGAAAGCACGATGGAAGAGTGGACAGTGCCGTGCCCGGAATGCGGAGAGTATCAACCACTGGTCTGGGCAAATGTGGTTTTCGACCGGGAAAACTGGCCGCACGGCGGTGTGCAGTACCGGTGCGAATACTGCGGCTGCATTGCTGGTGAATATCGCTGGAAAGCACAGGGCAGGAAGGGAAAGTACGTTGCGCTGCACCCGGAACGGGAGGTGCGCGGATTTCACCTGAATGTTTTAGCATCGTCATTCTGCGCATGGTCTGGCATCGTCACGGAATTTCTTTCCGCGAAAGAAGCACTGGATCATGGCAACCCCGAGCTGATGAAGGCATGGGTCAACACCAAACTTGGGGAAACATGGGAAGAGCGCGGCGAGAGTGCGGACGATATGGCGCTGTACAGCCGCCGCGAAATGTACCCGGCAACTGTACCGGCTGGCGTGCTGGTACTGACCTGTGGCATCGACGTTCAGGATGATCGTTTCGAGCTGGAACTTGTGGGCTGGGGAGTTGGAAAGGAAAGCTGGGGCATTCGATATCAGAAGATATATGGCGACCCACTTAAACCTCAGATTTGGGAAGACCTTGACAAGTTCCTGCAAACCCGCTGGCGAAGGGAAGACGGCGTGGTGTTGAACATCCTTGCAGCGGCAATGGACACCGGCGGACACCATACGGACGCAGTTTATCGTTTCTGTCTGGAACGCTGGCAGCGGCACCTTTATGCCATCAAGGGACGCGGCGGCGTGGAAACGGTGTTCGTGTCGAAGCCGTCAACCGGAAACCGCGTAGGCGTGCCACTGTACACCATCGGTGTTGATAACGGCAAGACGATGGTGTACCAACGTCTGAACGTTCAGACACCGGGTCCGAACTACTGCCACTTCCCGCTGGATGAAGCGGCAGGGTATGACGAAACCTACTTCAAAGGCTTAACAGCAGAGAAGCAGGTCGTGCGCTGGAAGAAGGGCAGACCCACGACAGCGTGGGAGCTGAAAGACCCGAACTATCACCGCAACGAGCCGTTGGACTGCCGAGATTACGCACTGGCTGCACTGGAAATTGCAAATCCTGTTTTGGAAGATCCGGACGCGGAAACGGAAATGCCGGTGGTACAGCATCCAGCAGGACGAAGAATTGTATCGGGAGGTATTGGATAAATGGCAGGAATTACGCTGGAACAGGCAGAAGCAAAACTTCAAACCTGGATGGAAGCGGAAGAAAAAATCGCCAGCGGACAGGGTTACTCCATTGGCGACCGCCGCCTGACCCGCGCCGACCTTTACACGGTTCGTGGCGAGATCGAATACTGGAACAACAAAGTGAAAGAACTGGAAACGGCGGAAACGGCCGGAAGAAACAAGATGTACCGGTTTGTGCCGCGTGATATTTGACGGAGGGCAGCATGGGCAAAATGAACCTCATGGACCGCGCAATTGCCGCTGTTGCCCCGGAACACGCCCTGCGCCGGGCGGCGGCACGGGAAAGCCTGCGCTTTATCAATTCCGGCTACGGGAACTACGGCGCGAGTACGACCAAGAAATCCATGCGCGGCTGGCTATTTGCTGGCGGCAGCGCGAAAGAGGATATCGAAGATAACCTCAAAACGCTGCGCGAAAGAAGCCGCGACGCTTACATGGGAGTGCCAATTGCAACCGGTGCACTAAAAACGATGCGCACAAATGTTGTTGCAAGCGGCCTGACACCATCACCGCAGATTGACGCGGACTTTCTGAACATGACACCGGAGCAGGCGAATGACCTGCAAACGCAGATCGTCCGGGAATTTTCACTGTGGGCAGACAGCCCGCTTTGCGATGCTGACCGGGTGGATAATTTCTACAAGCTGCAACAGCTGGCCTTCCTTGCCTACATGATGAACGGTGATGCTTTTGCTGTGCTGCCGATGCGGCACAGTGTTGGACAGCCGTATGACCTGCGTGTGCAGCTGATCGAAGGTGACCGGGTGTGCAGCCCGGATCAGGATGACCGGTTGGCACCGTGTGTGGTGGATAACGTGTCCGTGCAAAGCATTGTGCAGGGCGTAGAGACGGACGGCAACGGTATGGTTATTGCTTACTGGATTTGCAATCAGCACCCATTGGCAAGTTTGTACGCTCTGCCGGAACCGCTGAAATGGCAGCGTGTGGAAGCCTACGGTGAAACCACAGGACGCAGAAACATCCTGCACATCATGAACCGGGAACGTTCCGGGCAGCGGCGCGGCGTGCCGCTGCTGGCACCGGTACTGGAAGCGTTGAAACAGCTTGGACGATACACGGATGCTGAGATCACAGCCGCAGTCATTTCGGCGATGTTTACGGTGTTTATCACAAAAGATAACCCGTCCATTGGCCGTCCACTGGGCGAGGTGATCCCGCCGAACAAGCAGATCGATGCGGCAGACCGTGGCACAATTGAGCTGGGGTCTGGTACAATCATCGACCTGAACCAAGGCGAGAAGGTGGAGTTTGCAGACCCGAAGCACCCGAACACGGGCTTTGATGCATTCTCTGCCGCTATCATCAAGCAGATTGCGGCGGCACTGGAAATCCCCAGTGAAGTGCTGATGAAGCAGTTCACGACGAGTTACAGCGCGGCGCGTGGTGCACTGAACGAATTTTGGCGCACCTGCGATATGCAAA